AGAAAACGCATACGAAGGTAAACCATTTAAAACCAATCTCTGGTTGACATACTGATAATTAGACTGTATAATATACACTTATACAGTTAATTATTGGAGCCGCTATGAGTCGTTGTGCTAGTCACATTTGGGCATTAGAATCCCATCCTTCCCGTTTAAACAAAGAAGCCATTATTGAACAGATCGCCCAAGAAGGTGATAAGGAATTCTTTGAGGGTTGTCGCCTTGCTCTTGATCCAATGATTACTTTTGGACTTAAACAAATACCGGAGAAAACAGATGAAGACGGCCCTGGCCTACCTTGGGACAGTTTTACTCTCGCTCTTACTGGCTTTACAACTCGCAATGTCACAGGTAATACAGCTCGCGACATGATTCAAACGATGATGAAGTCAGCAACTAAAGCAGAGTGGAACGGTTGGTATCGTAGGATTTTAATCAAAGACTTACGCTGTGGTGTAAGCGAAAAGACAATCAACAAAGTAGTGGAGAAGAAATATGTTGACTATAGTATTCCTGTGTTTGGTTGCCAACTTGCTCACGACAGTGCTAATCATGAAAGCAAGGTTACCGGGAAGAAATTGGTCGAAGTCAAACTTGACGGAGTTCGTGTTATTACAGTTGTGCATACTGATGGCCGCGTTGATCAATTTAGTCGAAACGGTAAAGAGCTAGTAAACTTTGAACATATCAAAGAACAAATTAGTGCAGTAGTTAAAAAGAATCCTCCACCGTTTGATTTGATCCTAGACGGCGAAGTGATGTCAAGCAGTTTCCAAGATCTTATGAAACAGGTACATCGCAAGAGTGATGTCAAGGCTAACGATGCTGATTTGTACTTGTTTGACTTTTGTCCGTTGGCAGATTTTGAACTAGGAGTCAGTTCATATCCGCAAGTAGTGCGTAGTAAAATGGTATCTACTTGGGTAGATGACAACCAAGCTATGTTGCCTAATGTCAAGTATGTTAGCAACGAAGAAGTAGATTTGGACACAGAAGAAGGCCAAGTTCGATTTAAAGAAATTAATCAAAAGGCAGTAGCCGGTGGCTACGAAGGTATTATGATCAAGGAGCCACATTCTCCTTATGAATGTAAGCGTACAGTTAATTGGTTAAAATTAAAGCCTTTCATTGAGGTTAGTCTTACTGTAGTTGCTACAGAAGAAGGTACTGGTCGTAACGTAGGTAAATTGGGTGCATTAGTATGCGAAGGAGTAGATGATGGAAAAAGTATTAAAGTTAATGTGGGTAGTGGTTTCAGCGACAGCGACCGCGATAACTATTGGGCTGGCCGCGATTCTGTTGTCGGAACTGTTGTCGAGGTTAGGGCCGACGCTATAACACAAAACCAAGACGGAACATATTCGTTAAGGTTTCCAAGATTCTTAAAATTCAGAGGCTTTGAAGCAGGTGAAAAGATTTAAAAATATAGTACTGTTTGTTACACTGTCTACAGTCATTATAATCTTGTGGCCGTTTCGTAGCATGATAAGTACTGAAGAAGATATCCACACACGCAGATTCTGTGCATATGGACAAGTGTTTGTGGAATTTGAGCATGCTGGTAAGACTTGGGGTACTACGTTTTTAGGAGTGGGTGGTAAACCTGTAGCATGCGACGACAATGATACTATATCAACCCCAGCATCAACAAGAGAAATTATATGAGAAGCAATTATTGGTCATGTTCAAAATTCGCAGATTGGATTCGAGGCACTAACAAGCTAGGCGCAGGCACTAGCGAGGAATGGGACGAATGGCGTACCACTGCTCAAATGAAGCACAACTTCCGCTACTGGTTAGCTGAAGAAGCATTAGATGCCGTGCAAAATTTTGTAAACTATCCCATGGACCGACTAAATGACATCCGATACTACATCAACAATCGTTGGGTTAGTAAGAGTCACGCTCTTACTGCCGACCCTCGTGATATCCGCCCTGGCCGTTGGTGTGACGTTGGTAATCGGTTTCTCCCTTGTCTTTTTAAAGAACTTGTGGATTTCGTTGAAGTAGAGCAAGCATGGCATTATTGTATGTGGAACGATGAAGAACGTAAGAAGTTCAACGTTCCTTGGTATCGTAGCGGATGGTTGCGCCTACGCACATGGCGCTGTCCAGAAGCTGGATTAGCATATCTAAAATGGGCAAGTACTCTTACCAACGAAGAGTTCCTTGACGAAGATAAGAAGCACGAAGCAGTGCCAACTTACCAAGCCAAAGCCGCTAAGGAAATTATTGAACTTTACACTTGGTGGACGGTTACCTATCGTAATCGTCCAGATCCATATGAAGCAAGTGGGTGGACTGCTGTATGCGAGGAAAGTCGTGAGGCCAACGGTGGACGACTACATTTTGGTGCTGAAAAGGATCCTGCACTTAAAAAGAAAAGCGACAAGGCTCATAAGTTACTTCAAAAGATTGAAAAAGACTATGAGTCCGAAGACGAAGCTATGATGATTCGTCTTATCAAAATTCGTCAAAGTCTTTGGACATGAGTGAAACTGATCGAATCAAAAAAATAATTCCAATAGCTAATGAAATAAGCCCAACATTCTGTTTAGCTAAATGGCATCATACTACTATCTACTTGCAGTCGGGTGAGACCCACAGTTGTTATCACCCGACTCCGCATCGGATTCCCTTAGAGGAAATAGCAACTAATCCCAGTGCGTTGCATAACACTAGCCAGAAAAAACAAGAACGCAGTATGATGGTCGAAGGTAAAAAGCCTGCAGGTTGCCAATACTGTTGGAATATAGAACTGCTAGGCGAAGACTACATTAGTGATCGGAAAGAAAGAAATAGCACTATCTATACACCCGAAAGATTTGAAGCTATTAGACAAAATCCATTGGGTGATGTTAATCCGCAGTATATAGAAATTAGTTTTGGTAACGAATGTAATTTTAAATGCGGCTACTGCCATCCTAAAGCATCAAGCGCCTACTACAAAGAAATTAAAACTCACGGACGTTACCCTGTGCAGAATCACGGATTTGGAATAGATAATCTAACGCTATACGAAGAAGATACCAATCCCTATGTTAAGGCATGGTGGGACTGGTGGCCAGAAGTTTCAAAGACGCTAACCATTCTTAGAGTCACAGGGGGTGAGCCCTTACTGCAAGCTAGTACATGGCGATTGTTTGATGAGCTAGAAAATAATCCCCAACCGCAACTAGAATTAAACATCAATACTAATTTTGGTGTTAAACCTATATTGATAGATAGGCTAACTGAAAAAGTAAACAGTCTTTTATCACAAGGAAAGATTAGAGACTTTAAAATATTTACTAGCATTGATACATGGGGTGCTCCTGCAGAATACATTCGTACAGGATTAGACATTGCAGTATGGGAGCGTAATCTAGACACTTACCTAACTAAAACAAATTTGCCAGTGACCTTTATGGTTACATTTAATATATTAACAGTCACAAATTTTAAACACTTGCTGATAAAGATATTAGAATGGAAAAACAAATATAACACTAGCAATCAAAACAAATGGCAACGCATAAGATTTGATACCCCGTACCTAAAGGAGCCGTTGCAATACGATATGAATCTATTACCAAAGACAGAATTTATGCCTTACATGAAAGAGTCATTGCAGTTCATCAAACAAAATCTCGATTCGATAGATCGAACTAAGTTTAGCGAAATAGAATATGAAAAGTTTCGTCGAGTAGTAGACTATATGGAAAATACTCATTATCCAGTTGATCGTATTAAGGAAGGTCGTAGAGATTTTTATGCCTGGTTTACAGAATATGATCGTAGGCGTGGAACTGACTTTACTAGCACATTTCCCGAGCTAACAGAATTTTATTATGAATCAGCTAGTTTCTAAAAAATTCTATAAGGAATACTATGCGTTGGTATAAACTAGAATCTCCCAACTTTCCTTACATACCCGGTGACCTATGTACTGATGCCACTATATGGTTTAACGATGATAACAAAAAACCTGAGTGGATAGAATTTCCTCCGAAGTTTACTGAAATACATGTACGAAGAAATAAAAAAACACTTTTGATAATTGTAGGAGAAAGTTGGACCTACGGTGAAAATCTTCCAGGCATAGGCACAGCAATTAAACAGTATAATTTAGATAGTCAGTTATCACATGGAATAGGATCACGCATGGCCGTAATGCTAGATGCCGACTTATATCAATATGCTGTTCCGGGAAACTGTAACATGTATATGTTTTCCGAACTTGAAAGAATGTTAGCGTATGTAAGTACATTAGATTACGAAAAGGTGTACATTAGTATCCAGATGACAGAACCTGGAAGAGAAAAAGGTGTTATAAATGATGTTCAGGGCATCGGACATCCTTTAAGAGATCTTTACAATAGTGACAAACAATACGAAATGAAAGATTGGCTATTAAGCTACGATCAAATATTTTTTGATATCTATCAAAAAACTCTAGAAAAATTTGATTTAAATATTGATGCAATTCTATGGAAGAATTTCTGTCGCAT